CGCATTACACGCAGCACCCAAGCCGGATTGAGTGCATCCAGATCACTGAGCACATGGGGTTCTGCCTTGGCAACGCTGTGAAGTACATCTGGCGCGCGGATCTCAAGCACGACGCAATCGAAGACCTTCGCAAAGCGGTTTGGTACATCGAGCGCGAAATCAAGCGACGGTCAACTTAGCCCCAACTGCTGACCGTTCGTCCGCGTGTCATCGCATAACCGTTGTTGTCGTACGACGCTGGAACCCCGTCAACATTTCAAGGATGTTTTATGGACCGCAGCACTTACGATGCAAACGAAGCGATGGCGCAGTACGCGGAACGACTGAAATCCAAACGCGACCATTTACAAAAACTGCGCGATGAGCGGCGCAAGCGCGCGCAAGTGTCTATGCGGTGGATGTTGTTGCGCGCTGCGGTTTACGTGACTGTCGCGGTGGCTACAGCGGCGGCAATGATTGGGATGTTCATGGCTGGTGTGTTCATTCGCTGAAACAAGCCCGATCCGCGCCCGGTAATCAATCGATCAAAGGGCGCGGACTTGGGCAGGATTACAAACGTTGCAAATACAAACCAAAAACGAGGTGCGATCGTGTTGAAGCTGATTGTGTGTTGTGTAGCGGCGGTTGTTCTGACCGCGTGTCAGGACGGTAAGCGTGACGAAACGGAAGCGCGTTACTGCGAGATGGTTGCGCGGTGGCACGCAGATGAAGCGGCAGGCATCCCGCCCAAAAGCCGCAACGGGTGGCCTCCATATCAAGGGGAATGCAAATGAGCGCGACGATAAGTGTGCTGGTGCTTTGCGGCTTGGTGATGGCGATTTGCTGGGTGGCGTTGGCGATTACAAAACCCGGTAGCCGTTGCACAGGGCTGTGCAATCAAGGCCGCACGCAATGCGTGTGTGCGATGCAAGAGTGGGAGTGAACTATGTGCTCAACAAGAACTTTGATTGTGGCGATTGTTGTCGGGCTGACGTTTGGCCTTGTCAGCCGTTGTGCTGAAGCGGACACGTGGACGGGGCAAGACAAAGCGCATCACGTCGCCATGAGCGCAGCCCTTGCAAAACTGACAGCGCAGACGCACGGCGGCGTCACGGGCATGGCGCTTGCGTTGTTGCCTGGAGTGGCCAAGGAAATGTCGGATCTGACTGGCGCTGGCACGCCATCCGTCAAAGACATGGCCGCAAATCTGATTGGGGTGTTGGTGGGGTCAAAGTTGCCGCGCCAATACATGGTCGCGCCGCTTGCTTCATCAGGCGTAGTTGATGGAATTCTTATTGCTTACGTCGGGGATCTGCCATGAACGAAGACAAAACCGTGTTTGACAAAGCCGCAGACGAATTGTCCGACGCACTGTCAGGTGACGTTGATTCCGCGACCTTTGTTGATGACGTTCTAAACGCATGCGAGCGACTGCGTGCGGCGATGGATCTGATGCGGCACAAGGTCAACGGGTTGCCGGTGCATTGATGAGCGAGAACACAAACCTTCTCGCCTACAGCACAAAGCCTGGGTCGGTTTACTGGCGCGATCCAGGACAGTACCCGCCACCCACAGGACGCAAGCTCTTGCTACTGACTGAGGGCGGCGTGGCGGTGATTGGCATCTGGCACAAAGACGGTGGGTTTCAAGCGTGGAGCCCGCTCCCCAAAAGGATCAAATGATGAAACCAAAAAAGTACATCACCCCATCCGAAGCCGCCCAGCGTATGGGCATTGGCGAGAAGGCGTTGGCGAATCTCCGGTCCGAGGGCCGTGGTCCGAAGTACGTAAAGATCAAAGGCAGGGTCATGTACGACGAACTGACAGTCAAAGCCGATCTGAGCCGGCAAAAGAGCGCAGCGTTCTGGGAAAGGTCAGAGCCCGTAGTGCTGAACTGGCGCGCCCCCGTTAAAGCACCTCACCTGGACGTGTGACTGACATGACACACGACGAAATTATCAAGCTGGCGCGCGAAGCCGGGTTGCGCGTGGGCACAAACATGTCTGGCGTGCAGCTTGTTGGCGGAAAGTCGCAAGATGAGTTGCTGATGCATCTGACTGTTGATGAGCTGTGCGAATTTGCGCGGCTTGTTGAAATAGCAGCGCAAGCAAATGAGCGGAGGACGGCGCTGCTTAAGGCTGCCCAGATGACCCGCGACGCTTGCGAGTACACAGACTGGAACGAAAACGGTCGAGCACTGGCTGAACAGATTGAGGCCGCGATGGCCGACCAAGTTACCCACGGCCTGGGCATCATGCTGGACGGCAAGCGGATTGACCAGGCATCGATTTATAAGCAAGCGGAGCCAGTCAACTTGCAAGACATTGAGCAATACCAACTGCAGATGGCTGGAATCTGCACGGCTGCTCTTGGCTATTGGACGGAAGACAACAGCATTCATCCTGACTATGACACGCCCGCATTGCGGGATGTTGTAAAGCTGTATGCAAAGTACGCCGCCCTCTACGCTGCCCAGTCCCAGCGCAAACCGCTGACGGATGAGGAGATTAAATCAATGTGGGGGATCACAGAGTATCGAGAATTTGCAATAGATTTTGCCCGAGCTATTGAGCTGGCACACGGAATAGGTGACGCATGATCGCCAAACTAAAACGCCTCATCTGCGACTGGTTCCACGCTGGTGGCCGCGTTGAGCTACGAGATTATTTCGCGGCAAAGGTATTGAGTGATATTTATGCCGACTATCTAAAGCACGCCGAACAACACGGCTTCATCCAAGATTGGCGGATTGGGGTTGCAAAAGATGCCTATGAAATGGCCGATGCCATGATGAAAGTGAGGGACTCTGCATCATGATCCACATCTTTTATCGCCATCAAGCACACCACTGCGTCGAGCCGAAGCTGCACTGTCAGACCGTGCCGATCCGCGAGGCAGCGCCAGTCATCGACGCGCTCATGCCAATCGCATCCGAGATTTTGGTTGAGCACGTGACGCTGGATCAGTTGCGCAACGTGACGCGGCCGTATCCGACGCCTAATGCGGTGCGGATTAAATAACCGGAACAAAGTGCAACCACACTTGCACTAAAGCCGACGTTTTGTGTGTTTTTTACCAAAGATGGCCACATGACTAAACGCAAATACATCAGGCATCACATCCCGACATGGGTTGAACGCTGCGACATACACGGCGGCATCGTGTCTGAAGGGATGATTCAAGCTCGCATGCAAGAAGAGATCGACGATCTGCGCGCAGCGCTTGAAGCCGCACGTCAGAAGTTGGAGTGCATCGATCAGTTGGTCACGCCTGACTTTTACAAAAACCTGGACATGGTCTAGCGATCCGCAACTCTATGACGCTCGAAACCCCGTTTCCGTACCAGATCGCAGGCGCGGAGTACCTGACAACTAAAACCCAAGCGCTCTTGGCTGACGAGATGGGTCTTGGCAAAAGCGCGCAGGTCATTCTCGCTTGCGACATGGTTGGAGCGTTCGACATTCTGATCGTTTGCCCCGCCGCAGTACGCATCAACTGGTCGCGCGAGTTCACACGGTTCTCTCCGATGGATCGGCCATGCACGATCATTGAAGGCGGCAAGGATCGCCCGCAGCGTGGCGTCAACGTGATCAGCTACGACTTGCTGACAAACGACAAAATAAAAGCCACGTTGAAGTCACGCCAGTGGGATTGCCTTGTGCTGGACGAAGCGCACTACCTGAAAGAGCGCAGCGCCAAACGCACCAAAGCGATCTATGGCCACGCCAAGCATCCGGGGATCATGCACAGCGCCAAGCGCTGTTGGCGATTGACGGGCACGCCGATGCCCAACAACGCAAGCGAGCTGTACACCCACCTGAAAAGCGCAGGCATCGAACAGCGTCCGTACTGGGACTTCGTGTACGACTTCTGCGCCGGGTTTGATGGCGATTACGGCTACAAGATCACCGGCCACAAAAACACAACCAAACTCAAAGAGCTTCTCGGCCAATTCATGCTGCGCCGAAAAAAGGACGAAGTGATGCAACAATTACCACCCATCACATTTTCAGAAATCACTGTTGATCGTCGCAAGGTCGATCTTGATCCGTGGTTCTACGAGAACTGGCGACCGATTGGCGTGCCGGCTTTCTTGGCCGAACTGGAAACACAAGACAAGACGCTCAAGGCAAGCCTTAACGCGATCCGCCGTGGCCATCATTCCAACGCCGAAGACAGCCTGCGTTTGTTGGAAAGCTATTCCAAATCCACATCCACGCTGCGGCGCTACATCGGATTGGCTAAGCTCACGTCGTGCCTGGACATCATCGAAGAAGAACTGGCGACGAAGAAGATCGACAAGATTGTGTTGTTTGCGATCCACCAACAAGTCATCGAGCTGGCGCGCACTCGCATGCGTAAGTTTCACGCCGTGACGCTCTATGGCGGGACGCCGGCCAAGCGGCGACAGGAACACATCGACGCATTCCAAAACGACAAGCACACGCGAGTGTTCATCGGGCAAGTCGCGGCGGCTGGCACCGGCATCACGTTGACCCGCGCCAACGAAGTGGCGTTCCTTGAAGCCGATTGGGTGCCAGCCAACAACGCTCAAGCGGCGATGCGTTGCCACCGGGTGGGGCAAACCCGCGCTGTGCGCGTGCGCTTCTTCACTTGCGCCGGATCGGTGGACGAAGACGTTATGCGCGTAGTTGTCCACAAGACACGCGAAATCGCAAAGATCATTGACTGATCCATTGCGATAATCGAAACTAATTGCTATTCTCTTAACACCACGGAGCACATCATGCACATTGCAATCAACTTCCAAGTAAACCTTGACACTTCCAACCATGCCGACAGCGTGACCCTGGATGCGCTTCTCTCCAGCCTTGAGCGGATCAAGTCATTCAAAGCCGAGTGCGAAGCGCCTGTCCCCAGCCAACCGCCAGCGCCCTCGCAACCCCCGGTCGAAACCCCGGCGCAAACCGCATCAGAAGCCCCATCCGCGCCCGCAACCGACGTGGAAGCGGCTACCCCCGCCAAGCGTGGTCGCAAGCCCAAGAACGAGGTTGCCGCTGCGCCCGTGGAAAAGTCGCCGGAGGCTGCATCTACCGAGACAGAGGGCACACAAGCGGCTGCGTCCTCCGAGACTGCCGATGCCTCCGCTACGGCTGAACCTGAATTGCCCGCGCTGTCGATTGACGAAGTGCGCGCAGCCCTTCAGCAGTTCACCGCGGTCAAGGGCGTGCCGGCTGGCATTGAATTGCTCAAAGAGTTTGGCGCTGGCCGCATCAGCGAATTGAGTTTCAGCCAGTACCCGTTCTTTGTTGAGCGGTGCGCTGTATGAGCACGCACGCCAAGCTCTCACCTAGCGCCGCTGAGCGCTGGATGACTTGCCCGGGCAGCGTCGTGCTGTCCGAGGGCATGCCGGAAAAGACCAGCCCGTTTGCGGAAGAAGGCACCGAAGCCCACGAGCTGGCCGAACGGCTGCTGAAATCCCCTGATTTGCGGGCGGGCGATGATCTGAAGATGCTTGAGCACGTCAAGGTGTACGTTGATCACGTCAAAGAGCTTGGCGGCAAGCTGCACATCGAGCAGCGCGTCAAGGTCAATGACGCGGTGTACGGCACGGCGGACGCCGTGGTGTGGCAGCCAGAGCAAAAGCACTTGCACATTGTTGATCTGAAGTACGGCGCTGGCGTTCCGGTCGAGATCCACGGCAATCTTCAGTTGAAAATCTACGCGCTGGCCACGCTGCTGACCTTTGGCTACCCGGCCACGCAAGTGACCGCCACCATCGTGCAGCCACGCTGCCCGCACAGCGATGGCCCGATCCGCAGCGTGACGTTCGATGTTGTGGATCTTCTGGACTTCCACGCGGATATTGAGGACGCGGTAGGCGTGGTGAAGGACGCCCAGCAGCACAACGCCGACGATCTGATGACCGCAGGGTTCCTCACCCCCAGCGAGAAGGGATGCCGCTGGTGCCTTGCCGCACCCAAGTGCCCGAAGCTGCGCACCAAGGCGCAGGATCTTGCCAAGCAAGTGTTTGCGCCCGGTCTGGCCTACGACCCCAAAGCGTTGGCTGAAACGCTGGACTTCCTGCCGATCCTTGAAGGCTGGATCAAGAACACCCGCGAGTTTGCCTACGAGCAGGCAGAGAAGGGCACTGCGATCCCGTCGTGGAAGCTGGTTGAGAAGCGCGCTACGCGGAAGTGGCGGGACGAAGACACCGTAGCGGCCGCTTTGCGCATGGTCGTTGGTTTGGACGTTGACTTTTATGAACGCAAGCTCATGACACCGGCCGCTGCTGAGAAACTTCTCCCCAAAGAACACCGCACAATTCTTGATGAGCTGTGCGTCAAAGAATCATCAGGGCACACCCTGGTGCATGAGTCGGACAAGCGTCCGGCGATCAAAGTGGATGCCGCGTCGGCGTTCGCCAATTCCTAACCATCTGACAAGGAAACACCATGACCGATAACGTCATTACGCCCGAGTTCCGCGCTGCATTTGTCGGCCTGTTCAAAGCCACCGCGCCCAAGGACAACCCAAACGCCGAAAAGAAATACAGCATGCGCGCTGTGTTCATGCCCGACGTTGATTTGTCTGAACTTAAGAAACAGGCGGCGATTGCGGCGTCCGAGAAGTGGGGCAACAACGTACCAAAGACTATTAGATCGCCGTTTCGCACTAATGAAGAGTTGGACAACCCGATCCCCGGCGTTCCTGATGACGCTGTGGTCATGACGTTTTCCGCAAAAGAAGATCGCCGCCCCGGGTTAGTGGATAAGAACTTGCAAGACATCATCGACGACAGCGATGTGTACGCTGGCGCTTGGTTCCGCGCTCAGGTTCGCGCCTACGCCTACGACAACGCAGGCAACAAGGGCGTGACATTCGGCCTTCAGAACGTGCAAAAGACCAAGGACGACGAGCCGCTCGGTAAGGGAAAAGCCCCAGCGTCTAAGGTGTTTGAAGCTTTTGGTGGCGGGGCTGGCAAAACGGCCAACGGGCTTTTTGATTAAGCCGTTGCGATATTCACAACGCGGACCTTCGGGTCCGCTTTTTTCGGGCCGCTATGACAACACTACACATCGACTTTGAAACATACAGCGCCGCCGACCTGCCGGTCTGCGGCCTCGACAACTACGCCAGCGATCCGACAACCGGCGTGCATTGCATCGCTTGGGCATTTGACGACGGGCTTGTGGAGATCATCGGCGGGGCTTCTCGCAGGTGGCCCGAACTTCCCGACGCCATAAGCGCGCACATCAAGAACGGCGGCGAGGTGGTGGCGCACAACGCCAGCTTTGAGTTGGCCATCTGGAACAAGGTCTGCGTGCCGAAGTACGGCTGGCCGCTGCTCTCCCCGAAGCAGATGCGGTGCACAATGGCGCAAGCCTACGCCATGTCCCTGCCAGGATCGCTGGAGAAAGCGGCCGCAGCGTTGGGCATACCGCAGCAGAAAGACGTGGCCGGCAGCCGCATCATGATGCAGTTGGCCAAGCCCAAAGTCGATGGCGGGTTCTGGACCCCAGAAGAAGCGCCCGAAAAGTTCCAGCGCCTGTACGACTACTGCAAGCAGGACGTGGAGGTGGAGCGCGCCCTCGATCACCGGATGATGGAGCTATCCGAGTCCGAGCAGCGCGTGTGGGTGCTCGATCAGATCATCAACCAGCGCGGCATACAGGTTGATCTTCCCGCCATCGAGAACGCCATCGCCATGGTTGAGGCTGAGAAGGCAAGGCTTGATGCGGCGATGCTGCGCGCTACGGGTGGCGTGGTCGGCAAATGCACTGAAGTGCAACTGCTGATCAAGTGGATCAAGACCCAAGGCGTGGAGTTGCCCGGCTTGGCCAAGGCGGACGTGATCGACGCCCTCAAGATTGAGGACATGCCTGCCGCTGTACGTAAGGCGTTACTGCTGCGCCAGGAAGCCGCCAAGTCCAGCACTGCAAAACTCACCGCGATGAAGAACCGCGCCAGCCGTGATGGCCGGGTGCGGGGCTGCTTTCAGTACCACGGCGCATCGACCGGCCGCTGGGCGCACCGTGGCATTCAGCCAGGGAACCTGCCGCGCCCGCGCAAGCTGACCGGGGATGACGACGCTAACGTGCGGCTGGTCTACCACATCAACGATCTGATCGCGCGCAACCAGCACGAATTGCTGGACATGCTTTACGGCCCGACCATGGACGCGCTGGCTGACAGCGTGCGCGGCATGATCACGGCAGGCCCAGGGCGCGAGCTGGTGGCGATGGACTTCTCGGCCATTGAAGCCCGTGTGTTGGCGTGGCTGGCGGGGCAAGAAGAAGTCCTGGAAATCTTCCGCACGCACGGCAAGATTTACGAGCACGCGGCCAGCGGCATCTACCGCAAAGACATCAAGAGCGTCACCAAGGCTGAGCGCCAGATCGGCAAGGTTGCTGTGCTGGCGTTGGGTTACGGCGGGGGCGTCGGCGCGTTTCAATCCATGGCCCGGGTGTACGGCGTCAAGGTCGATGATGCGCTGGCCGACCAGATCAAAAAAGCGTGGCGCGAAAGCCACGCCAAGATCGTTCAGTATTGGTACGACCTGGAGAACGCAGCCATCAACGCCGTCGAATTGGGGACCGCGTGCAAGGCCGGTGCGCCCGGTCGGCAGGTGGTGTTCATCAGGAAAGGTTCGTTTCTGTGGTGCAAGCTGCCGTCAGGCCGGGTGCTTTGCTACCCGTATCCGGTGATCAAGCCAATCGAGACGCCATGGGGCGAAATGAAAGACGCCCTGCATTTCATGAGCGTCAACGGCGTGACCAACAAGTGGGAAGAAACGAAGACCTACGGCGGATCGCTAGCTGAGAACATCACGCAAGCCGTGTCTCGGGATCTGTTGGCCGAAGCTATGCTGCGGCTTGAGGACGCCGGTTACCCGGTGGTTATGCACGTCCACGACGAAGCGGTGGTTGAGGTTTCCGCTTCTGATGACGACGAAACCCTTCACCGTATTGAGCGTGTCATGGCCACGGTCCCTGAATGGGCGGCCGGGCTCCCCCTTTCCGCTGAAGGCTGGCGCGCGTTTCGTTACAGGAAATGACCATGGACATTGGTGATTTGGCGGAAGCCCAAGAAGAACTTGCGCGTCAGGCTGCACTTTTACGACGCCGGCACTCCGGCCCTGAGTACACGGGGCATTGCGCCAACTGCGGGGAGCCTGTGGAAGAGCCAAAGCGGTGGTGCGACGTTCATTGTCGAGAAGATTGGGAAAAGAGGGGCGGTCGATGAGCACAGTTGAGCAAGCATTGGCGCTTGCGGCCAGAGGGTTTCATGTTTTCCCGTGCGAACCCAACGGCAAGCTGCCCATCATTAAAGATTTCCCAAGTCGCGCCACCCGCGACCCGGAGCAGATTCGCAAGTGGTTTACAGGCACCGACCGCAACATCGGCATCAGCACTACGCGGTTCAACGACGACCGCGCGTTGGTCGTGGTGGACGTGGACAACAAGACTGGGAAGGACGGCGATGCGACATTATTCGCGCTTGAACTTGATGGGTACGAATTGCCCGCCAGCCTTGAACACGCCACGCCCAGCGGCGGCAGACACATCATCTACGTCACTGAGCAGCCGCTCAAGCAAGGCGTCAATGTGTTGGGTCAGGGCCTCGATATACGCAGCCGTGGTGGTTACATTGTTGCCCCGGGCAGCCAGATCGATGGCCGCGGCTACGAGCAAATCAATGGCCACGCTCATCTTGCCGATTGCCCTGCTTGGTTGGTTGAGCGTCTTGGCGTTGACCGCCATCGGCCTGCTGTTGATCTGGCACCTGTGGTTGGCGTTGATCCTGGTCGCGCTCTTAGCCGAGGTGTTGAGTTCCTTCGTACCGCGCCGGTGGCGGTAGAGGGACAGGGCGGCGACACCACCACCTACAAGGTGGCGGCGAAGCTCAAAGACTTGGGTTGCACGCCAGAGCAGGCGCACGAACTGATGGCCGAGCATTGGAACGAGAGGTGCGCGCCGCCTTGGGACACGCACGCCCTTGGCGACGTGATTTCCCACGCCTTCAAATACGGCCGCGAGCCCCAGGGCAGCGCCGCCCCGGAAGCGGTGTTTCCGCCTGCCGTAAACGATAACGAGAGCGGCGAGCCAGCCGACACTGGGGTGCATCCCTTTGACAAGCTGAACCGCGAGTTCGCCTTCATTAAGAAGGGCGCATTCGTTCTGCAAGAAACGACCAACGAGGACGGCCACCCGGTCACTGAGCACCTGAACATGGCCGAGTTCCACGGCTGGTTCGCCAACGTGCCGTTCCAGACAGGCAAGGCCAAGCCGCGCCCGATCAGCGAATGGTGGTTGGAGTGGGCCGGTCGCCGGCAGTACGAAGCTGTGGTGTTTGCGCCACAGCAGGATCCCGGCCCGCGTTGGTACAACCTGTGGACCGGGTATTCGGTGGAAGCCGCGACCGGCGGGGACCACCCGTCACTCACAGCGTTCCTTGAGCACGCGCTTGAGAACGTTTGCAACGGCGACGCCGCGCTGTGCCACTGGCTGATGGGCTACTTTGCCCACATGATCCAGCGGCCATGGGAAAAGCCGCTGGTGGCGTTGGTGTTCAAGGGCGACAAGGGGACTGGCAAGAACGCCCTGGTGGAGCGGGTCGGCCACTTGCTTGGCCAGCACTTCATGGTGGCCGATGACGAGCGTTACCTGTTGTCGAATTTCAACAGTCACTTGGAGAGCAACCTTTTCTTTGTGCTGGACGAAGCGTCGTGGGCTGGAGACAAGCGGGCAGAAGGCAAGCTCAAGGGCCTGATCACCGGCAGCAAGCACAACATCGAGCGCAAAGGCAAAGAGGGGTACAAGGTCAAGAACCTGACCCGGGTGGCCATCATTGGTAACGAGAAGTGGCTTGTCCCCGCCACCGTGGCTGAGCGCCGATTCGCGGTGTTTAACGTCGGCAACGGCCGCCGCCAGGACCGAAAGTTCTTTGAAGACATGCGGGTAGGCATGGAACAGGGCGGCTATTGCTATCTGTTGCGCTACCTGATGGACTTTGACCTGAGCACGGTGGACGTAAACGCCGCCCCCGCCACCCAGGGATTGATCGACCAGAAGCACGCAAGCCTTGAGCCGGCGCATGAATGGTGGCTCGATTGCGTCACGTCCAACTCGCTTGTGGGGTCGGAATGGGAAGGCGTGCTGCCGCCATTCATCCCCACCAACCGGATGCGCCAAGCGTTTGAGCATTGGGCGCGTGGCCGCAACATCCGCACCCGGCTGCCGGGCCGCAACGACTTCATCAAAGCGTTGCAGGCGATGGCGGCGAGCATGACGCGGGTCAAGGCCAAGCCGGAAGACCCGGAAGACTCAACCTATTCGTATCAGAACCCCGGCCTGGATGTGCTTCGCCAGGATTGGGATCGCTTTATTGGCGGCACGCACGATTGGACCACATGATGGAAAAGCCCATGAACCTGACCCCAAAAGAAACGGCCGAACGTCTGCGCATGACCATCGGCACCTTGGCCAACTGGCGCGTGCGTGGCGATGGCCCGCGCTTTGTGAAGCTGGGGCGCAAAGTGCTGTACCCGCTGCCGGAGATCGAGGCTTTCGAGAAGCGCCAGATTCGGTCAAGTACGGCCCAGGGTTCTGCTACCTAGTTGCTACCTGAGCGTTTTTTGCTACTTGGCCGCCGCGTCGTAAGTGCTTGGTTTTGTTGGCTCCCCGAGTAGGACTCGAACCTACGACCTAGCGATTAACAGTCGTTTTTTCAGGGGTATCTTGACATCATCGCTCATCACTAGTCATAATCATTTCAGTAGTTTGCAAAAACGCAAGATCACGGTAAATCGTTTGTGGCTGCTACCTGACTGCTACCTGGAAACTGAGCGATGGAACTTAACGAACGCAACATTAAAGACGCCAAGCCCGGTGACGTGCTGAACGACGCGACCATCCGTGGCCTGCACATGCGGGTCACGCCGGGTGGCAAATACTTCATGCTGTTCTACCGAACCAAGGCTGGCCAACAGCGCCGCCCCAAGATCGGCACGCACGGATCCATCACGCTGGCGCAGGCCCGGAAGGTCGCCCGGGAAATGCTGATGGAGGTGGCGGCGGGGCGCGACCCATCGGGCGACCGCATCGAGCAGCGGGCCGAACCCACGGTCACGGACCTGTGGGATGAATACTACAAGCGGCACGTCAGCCGGATCAAAAGCAGCGCCACTTACGCCCGCCAATGGCGGCTGCACGTCGAGCCAAGGTTTGGCAGGCTCAAAGTCAAAGACGTGACCTTCAGCATGGCCGCCGATCTGCATGACTCCATGAGCGCGCAGACGCCCACCGAAGCCAACCGCGTGATGGCCATGCTGTCCGCCATGTTCAACTTTGCCGTGCGCCCGCTGGAATGGGTGGACCGCAACCCGGTCGAGGGCGTCAAGCGCAACAAGGAAACCAAGCGCAAGCGCTACATGAAGGGCGAAGAGGCGGCGCGGATCGCAGAGATCCTGCACCGCGAAGCTACCGACAACCCTGCCAGCGTGGCGTTTCTGTACCTGCTGATCCTGACCGGCGCACGCCGTGGCGAAATTGCCAAAGCCAAATGGTCTGATCTTGAGGGCAACAGGCTGGTGCTGGCGGAACACAAGACCGATCGCACGGGTGACGACCGTTACATCTACCTGCCGCACCCGGCCATGGAAGTCATTGACCGACTGCCACGCACCAGCGGCACCATCACAGGGATCCTCACCCCGCAGAAGTTGTGGGAGCGGCTGCGCGTGGAAGCCGGGTGCCCGGATCTGCGCATGCACGATCTGCGGCATTCATTTGCATCGTCGGCGCTGGCTGCCGGCTTGTCGTTGGCGCAGATCGGGGAGTTGCTGGGGCACAAGTCCACCCAGACAACCAAGCGTTACGCCCACTTAGTGGAAGAGGTTGCCGCTGCCGCCGCGGCAACAACAGCAGACCGGATCATGGCCGCCATGAAAAAAGCCCCGGCCGAAACCGGGGCGAACGTCGTGTTGAAGCACAACGCCATTGTACCGTGATGTCACCCGAACTGTGTGGCCATCTGCCGCGCCGCCACGTTGACTTCCGCAACACGGCGGCCCCAACCTTTGCCGAAAGTGTCCCAGGTGGTTAGGCTCTGCAAGAACGCCATCCGGCGTTTGTTAAACCACTGCACCAAGACTTCAGGATCCGTGGCTTTGACGGCAGTCAAAGTTTTGGGGCCGATGACGCCGTCGTCAGTCACGCCCACCGCTTGCTGTAGCCACCGTGAGGCCCGCGTCACCCCGGAATTAACCGCGGCGTCAAACACCGCATAGTCCACGCCGGTGGGCAGATCGTCGCCCATCACCTTGTCCCAGTACCGCTTCTTGTAGAGCGGGGCCACGTCGGACGGGGTGAGGGCGCGCATCTCCGCTTCCGTCACCTTGCGTCCCACCCACTGTTCCCAGGTGGCTTTGGTGCAGCCAAGGTTGGTCATGCCGCCCGGATCGGCGGGGTGGTTCACAAAGCCACCCTCATGGCGCAGCACGGCGGAAAGGGCTTTGCCGAAGTTGTCCTTCATTTACCCGCAACCCCGTTGATCTTTTCAATGGTGCGCAAACCGCCAAGGCCAAGCATGCCCATGAGCACGGGCATCATCTCCCCCAGGTCGGCCGGTGAGATGTTGATGCGATACCCCAAATACGTTGCGATTGCCACAACGATTTTCAGACCAATCCAGTTCCACGCGCACGCCACGCCGCACACCCAGCCGATGAACGGCCGCCAGCCAGAAACGAAAACGCTGGTGGACTTGGCTTCTTCCTGGTTGACGGCGATCTGGGCCAACTCCCCGGACTGCGAAAGCTTCAACAGTTCGATCTTTGCCGCTGCGGCGTCGGCCGGGTTTGGCCACAAGCGGTCGATGACTTTACTGCCGATGTCCAATGCGGCGGTGATTGGGTCAAGCGCCATGGCCAAACTCCTTGTGAGTTAGAACTTCATGTGTGCGGCGATCCACGAAATGACAGCGCCGACAAGACTGGCGCAGCCCATGCCAACCCAGAACCCCCCTTTGCTGCGGTTGGCCAGCTCAAGCAGTTCGCGCATGTCGGACTGCAACGATGTGACTTGCCGCTCCAACTGTTCAACCTGTTGGGTCAGAGCGCCAAAAAGTATCGGGTCGATGGTTACGCTCATGGGGGCCTGGCTCATTTGAGGGTTTCCGTTTTGCAACATGACTAACCTTGCTGTTGAAGACGACTGCGCGAGTAAGATTTGCCGGTACAGAAGATTCGACACAACCGCGCGTTTGGTCGGCTTCATGACGGACGCGGCTACATTTCAATTGACGCGCTGTAACTTGCACCCGAAATCGCTGTGTTCGCCGCCAAAAAACCGCTTGCCGTCGCCGCAACGCCGCTGACGGTTCCTGTCGTCGGGGTGCAAACAACGGTTGGCACGCCACGCATGATGACCGGAAACTGACAACTACTGTACGCGCCAGCGTTAAACACCAAGGTGCCACCCGCACCAAAGCAATAGTAGCGCTGACACAACGCGATCTCTACGGAGAACGGCAGCACTTCAAACGGTGTGGCCACCGCCCCCTGTTCCAATTGCACACCCGTGATGTACACGTTATCGTCCGCGCCGGCCGTACCGGTGGGGGTGTAGGAGAAGCTCACCGCCAACTGCGTAACGCTTGCGGGGACGATGGCCGTCAGCGTGTAGCGCGCCCACGAGGTGGTGATTGTCTGGTTGACGTTGATGACGCTTGCGCCACCCGTCCACGAACCCAGAATGTTGACCCCTTGGTCAGTGCCGGTGCCCGAGTACAAGTTGGCGGTCAGGTAAGAACCGCTGAAATTTGCGCCGGCTTTGGTGTAGAACGACAAGGTGACCGTCTGGCCCTGCAACGGAACCGAATTGATCGACTCCATCACTTGCGCCATCTGTATCGCGGTGGTCTGGGTCGCCCCGGCGTTGCGGCCAAGTTTCAGCGCTGCGCTGAACCCGGTCAACCCAGACGCCACTTGATTGGCGACGCCGTTGGCGGAAGTCGCTTGGACAAAGGCCCAGCGATCCACAGAACCATACGCCCACGCCGTGGTGAGCGAATAGGAAGTGGCGCGCTGCACAATCCGCATGCCGCCGTTAAGCAGGCGATTGCGGAAAGACAACCCGCCGCCGTCAAGAGCCAACATTGAGTTCGGTACTTGGGTCGTCATACATCGGCCCTGCCTTTCATTCGGTGGTTATTCACGGTGCGTTGTTCTTAGATAGCTGCAACAATAAAGGCTAAGAGCTGGTCGTATCGCACACCGTATCGATTGCCGGATTTGCGAGCGGGCCTGGTCACGTTGCCATCGGCGTCTAGTTCTTCAGCTTCGCTGTCCCATTCGTCATAACAGACAACCGCGTAGCGCATTGCATCAAGCCCTTCGGCCTCGAAAGCCGCCATCACTTCTTGCGCGATAACGCCAACGTGGATGCGAGCGCCGTCGCCTTTTTCGGCCACTGCGTCTTTGAACCTGTACTTCTTGACAAGTCCTTTGAGAGCCTTCGCAACGCGCAGCTCCGCATCGTCAAGACTGGCGATGTCTTGCTTGTTGCGTTCGTCCGATGTGTTGATCGTGCCGGTTCCCGCATACACGACGGACCACCGATAAGTGGCTGTCCCTAGGCTATGCGTGTTATCGGTGTATGGCTCGACCGTAGCGGTTCCGAGTCTGCCAATTAAGATTCGCGGAGCGCCGCTGTTTAATCCGATTTGTACGTAACCAGAATCCGCCATCAAGGCCGTCGATGTCGCGTTACCCGTTGTATATCCGTACCGCGTGGTCCCTGTTGCGTCGGTAAAGCGCAACAACCCGTTCACGTCTGCGCCAATGTTGTTTGCGTTAGACGAACCGTTGAAAAGCATCGGCGCGTAGGTTGACGTGTACCCACCAGCTACGTACTTGCCATCACGCAACACTGCCAATTTTTCGACTGAACCTGTTATCGGCTGATTAACTTTTGTGTTGATCAAGAACGCCGAAAACCCGGTTCCAATGTGCAGGTCAGACGTGGCGCACGTTCCAATGGAACACCCAATCATGGTGAGCGAATTCACTACGCCGGCTGTGTTGTCGAGAAAAATCCCGTAGCCTGTTGTTCCGTTCAACAAAAACTGCGTGCCGATAAAGTTCAGAGAGCCAGTGGCGTCTTGCCCCGAATAGATTATGTTGTATTGGCCCCTGTTTTCTTCGATATAGCAGCCGTTAAAAGTAACTTTGCCAGCCAGATACAACTCGATGACCTTTGCGCCGTCCGTTACACCCGTGGACGATAGGTTGTTGCTTTCTATTTCGCAAAAATCAAAGGTGACCGATCCACCACCGCCCGTGCCGTAAAAAATCGCTTTGGTGTTTTTCCAAATCTTGCAGGCTATGAAGTGGTTGTCGTTACAACCAAACGCAAGAGGAGTGATGCTGTAGTTAAAATCAATACCAATAGCGTTGGACCAAATGTTCAGCCCATCAAACCGCGAGATCAGCACGCCAACGCCCTGCAACCCTCTGTAGAAGTTACGAATGGAGCAGTTACGGACAATTACGCTGGCGGAATATTGGGCCTTGATGCCGACCGAAGACGTTAGACCGACCCCAGGACCGTTAAAATAGAACCCGTCAATTACAGCGTTGATTCGGTATTCCGGTGCTGACGCCCCGCCGCCACCTGCGTACGCATCAATCAAGAGCGCTGGTGAATTGGACGTTGAGGTTATTGTGGAATTGTTGCCGATTAACTGTACGCCCGCATAGCCAAAGTTTCCTGCGACACTTAGCGATGAAGTTACTTTGTAATTGCCGTACGGAAACGTTACAGCCCCGCCGCCAAGTGTCTTGACGCTGTTAATCGCAGCCTGA